TGGACATGACCTGCGCCCGCATCTTCTCGAAGAGCAGGACCTCACCGCGACGGGCGTTCTGGATCGCCAGAGCGGCGAGGTAGCCCTGCCACTGCTCGGGGGCGAACCGCGTCTGGTAGTTGCCCACGGTGACGCAGGAGTAGACCGCGTCGACGCCGACCTCGTCGGTCTCGTCGCAGTCGACCTCGGCACACTGCTTCCAGGTCTCGGGGTCGGCCTCGTCGACGAGGTCGTCGTCCTCGCAGGTCCACACCCCGAAGCCGTCCACCGGGAGGCAGATGGCCGGGAAGAACGTGAACTTGCCCCGCGTGGCACCCAGCGTCGGCAGCGCGTCCCGGATCGGGCGAGCGGTGCTGCCCTGGACCGGGTTGGTGTAGATCGGCTGCGGGAGCGAGCAGCAGCCACCAGCGGCGACCACGGCCTCGGGGCTCACGAAGGAGTCGAGCAGCCGGGTGTCGGCGTTGATCTTGCCGGTGAGGGTGCGGTCCTCGGCGAAGGTGGTCTCGATGCGGGCGACCCGCTCCTTGCCCGTCTTCAGGCTGCGGCTCGAGGAGTCGCGGAACGCCTCGGCCAGCGTGAACAGCGTGGCGTCCTGGACCGTGTCGCCGTTGAGGATGACGCGGGACGTGGTGGTGGAGAGGTCCTTCTCGGGCTCCCGGACCTGGAGGCCGGGGGTGCCGCTGAGACCGAGCCGGGCGACTGCCTCCTGGACGGAGAGCATCTTGCCGCGCTTGGGCTTCGCGGAAGCGGTGACCGCCTCCTCGCCCTCCTCGGCGTCCTCCTCGGCGTCCTCCTCGTCCGCGTCCTCGTCGGACTCGTCGGGGTTCGGGATGTCGGCGAGGGCCGCGTCCACGTCCTGCGCTGCGGCCTGCTCCTGCTCGGCGACGGCGTTGACGGCGGCGTCGGCGGCGAAGTAGGACTCGCGGAGGGTGGTCAGGGCGTCGAGGTCGGGGGTGGCCGAACCGCGGAGGGAGTGGAGCTGACGGGCGATGACGTCGCGTGCCTGAGTGAGCTCGGACAGCGAGAGAGTCTCTCCCGCGCCAACCCGACCCAGGATGCTGAGAGCCTGCTGGAGATCCATGGTGGACTTCTTTCGCGTCTGGTGTGTTCAGGGACGCGGTGCCCACCGCCAGTTCGCTCTACACAGAGCCGATGGGGCGAACGGTAACCTCATCGCCCGTCATTCCGCTACTCCGCGGGAGAATCTTCCGGAAGCGGGACGTCCGTGAGGAGGTCCTCGGCGAGCATCGCGACGGCCTTCTCGATCCGCTTCAGACTGGACATGACCTCGTCCATGCTGGGGGCCGCATCCTCCGTGGGCTCGCCCTCGAAGTCGTCACCACACTCGGCGCAGAAGCCGCCCTCCGGGTCGATGACGTGGATGTGCTCCTGCGCCGTCAGGGTCTGGGCGTCGCCCCCTGCGGAGGCCGCGACGGGCCACGCCGGGGTCGGGACGAGGTGAACACCGACCAGCGTGCGGCCACGGCCCGCAGGCCAGAGTTCCACGCTGGGAGCGAGGGTCATGGCCCGCATCAGGGTGTCGCGGTCCACACCGGGCATCACGACGCCGCTGATGGCCAGACCGTAGGGGGTCTCCCACGCACGGACCATCGCGAAGACGGTGTTCGCGTCGTCGCGGTGCCGGTTCACGTCCTGGAAGGACACGCCCTGTCGGGCGAGGTTGGCGTCGATGTGCTTCCCGCCGATGGTGAGCGCCCCGACTCGAGTGCGGGATCCGTCGGAGAGGGTGATCTCCGACCCGGTGTGGAAGCCCCGGTGCTTCGGGTCCACGTCGCCGGGGTACTGGAAGCACGCGCCCATGTCACTTCGGTGACACACGCCCTTCGGTGCGGCGATGCCGTAGATGTGGCGGAGGCCGTTCTCGTCCTCCTCGCCGATGGTGAGGGGTACGGCCTTCTTCGGCTTGAAGTCGGCGAAGTACTCAGCGGGGAGGGCGGAGGTGCCCGCAGCGGCAGTGACTGCCTCGACGTCCTCCCCGCTGACGGCCTCCGGGCGGACCGCAGTGGTCATCCCGTCGACCCGCTCCAGGGCGTTGACGTAGCCCACGACGACTCCGTCGTGGTCGTTGTTCTCGGGGTCCCAGATGATCGGGATGGGGAGCAGGTCCTCGTCCCACGTCAGGCTGCCGTACTTCAGCGTCCGGACGTCGCCCGTGTAGAGGCCCTCGTAGGTGACGGGGCCGGACACCGAGTAGCCGTCCTCGCCGAGCGTCAGGCGGGCGTTGCTGAACGCCGCCGTGTCGACGATGGCGACGTGACGCGGGCGGATGTCGGCGTTCGAGTAGATCTCGTTCGCCTCCATCATCTTCTGCTTCATGGTCTCTTCGTCGTCGTCCGGGCTCGGCTCCAGCGCGGCCAGCCGCTCCGACACCTCGGGGTTGAGGTCGTGCTTGATGGACACCGCCACCGCACCCTCGCGGAGGAGTTCCTGCACGCGGGTCACCAGAGCCTGAGTGCGGGGGTCCTCGGACTGGGACAGGCTGCCGCTGCCGATGATGCCTGCGGTCTTCTTCTCGTCGGCCACGACGGGCTCCTCTTCCTCGGTGTTGAAGTCTTCGGTCTCGACGTCGGCGTCGTTGCGCCGCTCCTTGCGCTCGGGGCGGGAGCCGTCCGGGTTGAACGGGCACTCGGGCCAGTCCTCGTACTTGTCGACGATCCGCTTGTAGATCGCGCAGATCTTCCGCTTGATCGCCGCCTTCTCGGACTTGGACGCGCCCGCCATCTTGTCGACGCCGTGACCTCCCGACACGGCGGACATTCCGCGGGGGACGATGTGGAGGCCACCGTCGCCGACGTCGCAGTACGGAAGTTTGTACGCCTGCCGGGTGTTGAGGTCCTGGGATGTGTCGATGAAGAAGAACGCCTGACGGAGCTTCTTCGCATTGAGGTTGTCCCCGTCCGTGGCCCACTCGAACACCCGGTTCGTCGCGGCCTCGCCGTCCCACTCCTCGTCGCGACCGCCGATGGGGAGTTCAACGCTCCCACCGACCTTGAACTCGGCGGCATCCATCTCCAGCCACTCCATCAGAGCCCTCAGGGAGCGCGGGCCGGGGAGCTTGCCCTGCTTCAGACGGCTGAACGCGGCCTGATGGATCCCCACTTCCTCCGCAACCTCGCTCCAGGAGAGCGGGATGCCCGCACCCCGCGTCTCACGGGCGTCCTCAAGGGCGGCGAGGAGAGCGTAAACGTCCATGAGGCGCAGGGTAGGGGTCAATCAGAGGGATTTGCAAGCCCTTGCAGGAGTTTGGCGAGTTCTGCGTCCTGCAAAGCGACCGGATCGGTGCTGTCCAGAGTCGCCAGGACGTGCTCGGTCAACCCGTCGACGAAGTTGTCTCCCGCGCAGGACCGCGGGCCGAGGAACAGGAGGCTGTCGGACACCACCGAGGCCACGTCCAGCCCCGCGTTCTCGAGCGCGGAGAGTCCCAGATGGGCTGGCACCGCGTCGTTGGACAGGTCGGACGGCAGAACGTCCCTCAGAGCCTTGTGCGTGCGAGCCTTCGCACCCAGCCTGTCCCGTGCGCGGAACGTGGCGACGTCGATCTTGCCGCGCCACTCTGCAAGGACGGTGGGGTCCAGCGACTTCTGGTCGGCCGGGGTGTTCGTGGGGTCCTCCCGGTCGGAACGCGCCGCCCGCTGGCGGGGTGTCTCGGTGGTCGGACTGTGCCCGCCCTCCTCCTTGTCGACGCCGAGGACCTGACGGCGTGCCCGCTCCTCGTCTGACGGGGCGGCGTGAGACGGGATGCCGAGCACCTCGCGGAAGTAGTCCCCGCTAACCTCGCCCCGGTCGTAGGCGTCCTTGACGTCTTGGACGGTGGACCGCTTCGCGAGGAGCAGGGTGGGATCCGGCCGGACCTCGACCTCCACGTCCTCGAACAAGGTGTTCAGGACGTCGGTCGCCACCTGAGCGACGATGTTGGCCGGAGGCTCGATGTGCGCCCGGTACGAGTTCTCCTCGACCTGGAACGCGGTGGCCCGCGACTGCGCCGACAGCCCCAGCAGGATCTCCGGCGGGATGGGCAGGCCGTAGGCCAGCCGGTGGATCATGGCCTCCATGCGACCCTCGATGCGGGCGTCGTACGGGAAGTCCGGCACCACCCACGACAGGCCACCCATGCCGCGACCCGAGGCCATCGGCTCGACGAGTTCCTTCGCGCCTCGGAGATGCACCGGCCCCACATCGGTCGGGTCCTGCATCTTGGCCCGGAGCGACTTGTCCCACTCTTCCCAGAAGTCACCGCCCCCGGCGAAGTTCAGACCATCGGCGCTGCCGAGGATGCCGCGCATCCCCACCCGGTTCGCGGACTGAGCACGGCTCAGTCGACCGAGCCAGTCCATGTCGGAGAGGATGGACAGCACCCCGAACAGCGGGGCGTCCGGCTGCGACGGGTCGATCGGGCTGGGCCACAGTCCCCGTACGACGTGCGTCGCCTCCTTGAAGATCTCGTTCTGGTCGGGGTGGATGACGGACACCACCCGCCAGTCCTTGTCCATGTAGACGTAGAAGAACTCGCCGGCGACGTACAGGTTCGTCGTGACGAGCCGGACTGTGCCGGTCGTCCAGCCGATGGACCGAAGCACCTCGGCCGACGCCTTCGCGTGCGGGTCGGTCTTCTCGCCCTTGCCGCCGGAGTGGATGGTCCGGCCGTCGGGGAGCTCCAGTTCCCAGTCAGCGGATCCGTCGACGAAGACGTCCCACTGCATCCGGGACATCTGGTCAGCGGCCCACCCCACGATGTACCGCACCTCGCCCACGGCCTCGTTCGCGGAGTGCGTGGCCCCGTACACGGTGGTCTTCGGCGCACCGGCCATCGCAGCCGCCGCTCCGTAGGCTCCGTAGTAGCCCCACGCCTCGATCTGCTGCTGGCGGACCAGCGATTGGGGTGCTGAGTACGTCATGTGTCAGTCTCCCTGGAAGTACGAGCCGAGCATCCCTGCGATGGCGGCTGCTGCGAAGGCGGTGATCAGCGCGGGTCCGAGCGGATCGTGGAACAAGATCAGGGAGGGGATGATGGCGAA